CCATTGAGGGCGCAAGCAAGATTTGCGATTGTCGCCGCTCGCGGAATAGGAAGGGCGACCGTAGTTTCATTCGCAGCGAACTGCCCCACACCGATGTAATCCGTTGCTGAAGTCGATAGCGCGGTCGTGCTGGAGAAAAAGACAGGAGCTGTGCTGCCGGAACCAGTGGCCGAAATTGTCACACCGTTTGTTGCTGGCGTGAACGTGATTCCCGTTCCAGAAACTAAGGGAGCATCTACAACGTAATTTGTGCTCACTGCGGAATCGGAAGAAATCCCCGTGCTGATGTAAGGTATCAGACTCCCCGAGAAAGGTCCCGATGACCCGTTCACCGTCATGCCTGTACTTGCTATGAAACCAGCGTTTGCGATGCCGACGCTCACAAGCCGGATGCTAAACGTGCTAGATACTTGTGGATTCGGCAGAACGTAGGCACAGGACGATGGACAATTCATCTGCACTTTCTTCCCGTTGTCCACTAGAGATGCCGTCTGCGTGGCCGTGTAAGTCACAGTCCCCGGATAAAGCGCCCCACCATCTGCCGCTGTAATGAAATGTTCTCCGCCAACTAGCGTACTTGATCCGACCGTAAACACGTGCCCTACCGTGAACCCGCTGCCGCCAATTGGCACGTGCAGCATTTGACCGCTGGCCGTCGTGCCGCCGTTGTTGATTGCCTCTTCAAGTTGCCCGCTCGCTCCCGGACCGTAGGACATCTGGTTGGCAGTCGAAGGAGCCGATAAGTCGCTGCCGGGAAATGTGGTAGTCACTACGTAAGGAAAAGTAGTTGTGATCGGATTGACAAGATTCAGGCCGGCTGGACCGAACGAGTCCCCGCCAGCAAACGTCTGCGTCGTCGTGTTCGCATAGGTGTTGTTGGTAGCCGTGTTGACGTTGCCCGTTCCGCTTCCGCACGTCACAGCCCCAACACCATTGGCTGAGATGCACTGTCCCGAAGTCCCTCCAGTGATCTGCGGGTAGCCAATGTTGTTGATAAAGAAGGTCTTTGTCGAAGCATTGTTAAACACATCAAAAACGTCCCCGATGGCCGCAGCCGTCAAAGATATCGCATAGCCGCTGCTATATCCCCCACTCCCAGGATTCGGTATAAATCGCAGCGATGTTCCAAAGAACTCCGCTGGCGGGATAGAGGGTACGAGAGATATGTAATTTCCGCTCGGCTGGGCCTGTGCAAATAATCCAAGAGGGCTAACTAAAGAATAATCGGAGGAGCTATCGTTCAGTCTTAGATTCGTTGCATTCAATACTCCGTTGCGCCCAGACGAATCCTGAAAGGCGAGCTGCGCCCCAAGCGAATCAGAATAGGGCTGAACTGTCATGCCCCAATTTGATCCGCTGTTACCATGCAGAAAGAACCTTTGCAGATCAGAAACCGAAGCGTCACCAGTCACCGACAACCCGACGCCGGTTCCGATTGGCGCAATGCTTACCAGACCATTCGTGAAATCCAGCGACGTTCCGGGAACCGCCGCCAAAACTCCAGTCGTGCCACTTGCTCCCATCATGTTGCCCGAGGCTGGAGCCGCCTGAACCCTTGCCAATGAATTCGTGTGCGTTCCGTCGTAGATCTGAGGAACGCCAGAAAGATTCCACATCTGCCCGTTTATTGATGGCGAAGTCATGGCCACGCCAGACGGGATCACCAAGGACGGCGCCGAGGTTGTCCCAGCCGCTAGAGTTGCTGGACCGGGGAAAGTGAACGGATTAGCAATACTGAGAATCGTCGATCCGCCAAGAGACGGAGTCAGGGTGCTGCTGGCAATCTGATTCGTGGTCCCAGAGATGCCGATGCTCGAATTGGCAAGGTGAGCGTTCGCCAAGGGAAATCCGAAGCCGGCGTCCACGGCCGTGCTTAAAGGGGTACCCGTAGTTCCAACCAGAATAATATCGTTGGCCGTGGACGCCCCGCTGCCGGTCATGTTGCCGCCACCGCCACCACCAGTTCCACAGGGGCCTACACCGCTGGTTTGAAGTTGTCCAGTATTAGTGACACTGACACACTGCGTTCCGCTCCCACCTAGTCCACTGGCTGTCACCGTGCCAGTGAATGTTGGGCCGGAGAAAGGATTCAATGCGGTCCACGCCCCAGCGACGTAACCCAGGTATGGCGACGTGGCGAATGCGGCCAACGCGGGGAATAGCTTCCCTTGTGCTCCTACGACCGTGGCTACCCCGGCACTGGTTAAGGAAATGTCTTGCGTGAGAGTCTGAGGAGCATAGGCCGTGCCCCCTGAATTTCCGATGGCTACCTGCCCTGCGGCCGGAACAGTTCCCATGCTGGCCACTGCTGCTTGCACAAAGGCATCTGTGGCGAGAGCCGCAGTATTGTCGCCCGAAGTCTGAGTAGCCCCGAGGGTTCCATTGGGCAGTGTGTTTAGTCCCTGAATGGTGTTCGAGTTTGTCCAGACGGCAATCTGTCCAGCCAGAGGAACTCCTGAAGCGTTTACGGTGGTTCCCCCGGGTGGAGATACGAAAGACGGAACGCCAGACTGTTCTTGGAAAATTTGAGCCGTCGAAGACGTGTTGCCAGCTATCCAATTCCACGCTGACCCGTTCGAGTAACAAATCGAGCCCGCGGCAACGGTCGCCGGATTCGGACATCCCGCCAAGCCTCCGGCATATCCTGTCGTATTCTGATTGAACTGAGGGAAGTTAATCATGTTCGCGGCGCTCAAGGCGGGTGCGGTTGAAACCGTCCACGCGCCGCCCGCGCCAAATGGAATCCCGCCGTTTACCGGGCCAAGAGTTGAACCCCAAGAACTTCCAGCGGAAACAATCGGGATCCCGCTCCCCGACGGATAAGACACACACGGCTGCGAGCCAATCACACTGGATGCTACGTTTAGGCAGCCATCCGACACGCCTGCAATGGTCGCTCCCGCCGAGAGGCCGCCAGCGGTTCCGGTCGTGTTGGCGGAATTATTTGGAACAGCCGACGATGGAATTTGCCCGGTCCAGGTAAAGACGAACGTCCCGCTGTTGGATAGCGACGTAGGGGTGATGGTCATGCCAGTTGGCGCCGTCATGCCGAGGCTGCTAATCCCGCTCCCTCCACCGCCGCCGGCGCCGCCTACCATCTCGCCAGTCAAAGTTTTGGGTGCGGGCATCCCCGCACCAGACATCAACACGTCGAATGCAACCCCCGGCGTGGTGTAGAAGAAAATAGATCCATCCGTGTTCGCCGTGAACGGCTGCGCGATCGTTCCGCCCGTAGCGGTGGAGAATATGGAGATTTGGTTTGTCGTCCCGGTGTAATAGACGGAAACAAGGCAGAGCGGGTAGGAAGCAAGCACGAGGGTACTGGAGACCGAACCCTGTGTGACTACTTTCTGCCCACCCTTGGAGCAGTCACCATTCCAAGCCTGATACTGAGCGAAGACAGGAAGGGACAAGAGAATCAGCAGTACGAACAGTTTGAGAGCCTTCATCTCCTGCCATTCCTTTCTGGTTACCCAATCTCCGCGACCAGTGCGTGCTGATATCCCGCCGCCACCAGCGCGTCCTGCATGATCTGCTGTGCGGCGTCCACACTGGGATTCTCGAATTGAGCAAAGCTCACTGCCGCACAAAGCAGTAGGGCACTAACAGTAATGAATTTCAACATTGATTTTCGCTCCGTTCGCGCTTGCCCGCAGATAGATTTCCTGCAAATTAACCGATGTCGGCAAGCCTTGAATAACATCGGCGCTCCCGGCAGGCATCTCTTTCCCTTGCCTGCTCCCATCGTTCGCGGTCTTTTCGTCTCCCTTGTACACAATTGCAGAATTGCTCAAAGAGGCTTGCACAGACAGGTAACTGACTCCGCCTATCAATGTCATTGGCGTGATGATCCCGCCGTTGGGGACAACCGTGTACCCCGGCATAGAACCTTTCGAGAGCAGCGTGAAAAGATTCTGCGCGGGCTGCGTAATGTCAGTAATCGTGATCGTTGCTGAAGTTGACATGCTTACCACCTTCCAACATTCAATTGCCCGAGTCGAGTCGTTGAGAATCCATCGTTCATCGCATCCGAACGGCGCTTCGGGCGCGTAAAGAAGTCGTTATGCAGGTTTGCATCTACCGCTCTGGTCTTTTTTAGACACTCGACATACTCCTTGCGTGCCATTTCAGCAAGGAACCGAAAGTCGGCCCCGGACCCTCGTTGAACATCTTGCCCCTTCTGCGCTTCGGCATATTGATACAACATCTCCTTTGCTCTCCACATGACCAACTCTTCAGTAATCGGGTTGGGAACCATGTCGCTGGGATTCACCAACTGCGGCCCTTGGTACTTGTAGGTGAACGCGAGCGGCCAGAGGCTCAGGATGTGAGGCCAGACCTCATACCGGAGGTATCCCGGAGTGGCGCTATTGGGCCTTTGGTCGATTCCAAAAGGCACGGCATAGGTTGGAAGTGCCGGACCAAAGATAACGCGCTGTGGGTCTTCCAGCGACAAATCGTCTTGCGAGATGCCCGTGTACGATACCCAGTCTCCGTTTGTCGTGTCTCGAATCTCCGAGAACGACCGAAAATTTAGAACCGGCACAGGAAAGTACGCTTGGTAGATGTAATACTGCTGCCCTGGTCCTGCCGGCGGCTCCATCCACGGGCGGTCGAGAACCAGCGTAATGAACGGCGGGTTGTTGCCATTGATCGCAACGATGTCGTAAAGGGCGTATGAGGGATTTCGAAACTGGAGTTCGGTTAAGAACGGATGCCCTATTAAGCCCGCCCAGATCGCGCTTGCGACGGCATCTCCAATCACTTCGTTGCTGTAGGGCGTCGTCGTGACCGTTCCCAAACTGGCAACCATGCCGGGAATCAGCCAGCCGCCCGTCTTTGTCTGGAATGACCAGCTTGTTTCGTCTTCAATTTTGGCGAGGGCTTCACTGAGTTTGTTTGAGGCGAAAATCTGCGACGTGTTGGGGATCTCCAACGCCAGAGACTTTGCCATCGTGACCAAGCTCAATTTCGCCTCCTGTTAAAAAAGGGGAGGCGCGTTCGCGACGCACGCTCCCCTACGCCAAACGGACTGCCCAAGAAAAGCTAGAAATCGCCTCCGAGAATTGAGAATTGCAGCGACTCGCCCGACAAATCGACGCCGTTGCTGACTTCGGTCGAGCCGCCCGTGGTATACCAATGCAGACTCCAGGTGGCTCGCGTAGTGCCAGCCACCGTGTATCTGGCAACCACATAATACGTGCCGCTGACCGTGCGTCGGTTATCGCTCAAAAAATCATCGATGTAGACGCCGGGCCCGACCGAAACTACATCTCCGGTAGTCTGAGAGTAGGACTTTGGCCCAGTTCCGTAGCAGCAGAAAAGTTTTCTCTGCCCTATGGCTTGTCCGCCTTCGTAACCGGGAACAATTTTTACCTGCACAGTCGGCCTCCGTTATCCCTGAATAATTGGCAAGTTGAGCAGCACGCGGAACAGGCCATTCGCCGTTGCCGTCGCTTCAGCTACTCCAATCGGAGTCGTGGTGCCGTTGTTGACGACACCGCCTGTGGTCGATTGCACCACCGTACCAGCCGTGGCCGAAATCGACCCTGCGGCAAGCACGCTCGCGTCACCCTGCTCCTGCACGAAGAGGTAGCAGCCAGCCAAGACTTGCGCGGCAGTTGGAGCGTTCAGGAACACAACCGGACGCAAACCAGCCGCCAACCCTTTGTCGTAACTCGTGATGACGTTGACGCCAAGAGCAAGCGACTTCATCAGGCCGATGCTGCCCTGCACGATATTTGCCGCCGTCGCAGACGAATCAATCTGGACATAGCGATACCGGCCCTCATGCAACTGCGAGCGCCCGTAAGATTGCGCTTCCTGCTCAGTCAGGTCGAAGTAGCCACCGACCAGCAGACCGCCGAAGTTGTAGGCGGCGCCCGTGCGCGTGTCGGTCATCCCCGAAGGAGACGTGTACACCGTAACCATGTCCTGCGGTAGAAACTCGTTCCGTTGTAACGGCATTTCAGTCTCCTTCGATTAAGCGGTAAATCCCGACACGATTAAGCCGTGCCGAGTGTTGTACACGTACAAATTCGTTGCCAAGCGCTGGAACATATTCGCGGCGCTGATGTTGTCTGGAATTTCCTTGATCTTCGTCGCAAAGAACCAGCTCTTTTCGGCGGTCGGACGCAGTTTGATTGCTTCAGGATCGAACAGGAACAGCAACTCCGAAGGCTGAATGACCGTTGCCGACGGAAAATTCGATCCAGTCGGAGAAGCCGCACCAGCAGCAATCGCGACACCATTCGACAAGTACGTTGGCGTGGTGTAAGTGGTCAGTTTCGTCGTGTTGCCGCTGCCATCCACAAAATTCGTGTTTGGCGCCGCTGTCCCAAACGCTGCCGTGTTGCCGCCAGGGAGATAATTCCAAGTCTTACCCGAAGGGCACAACGGATCGGCGTAAATCTTGACGCCGAAGAAGTCAACCGAGGGCCACCCAAAGTCCGTTCCCTCTTTCACGCTCTGCTGATCGACGCGAGCTATCGCGCGAAGCATGTTCACCAAGGCCGCCCATCCAAACGGACTCGTGATTCCGACCTTGGCCTTGCCGTTCAGGGTGAGCAGTTGCGCGACAACGTTGGTCAGGACCGGGTAGGTAATCGGCCCCGGATATCCGTTCGACTGCCCACAGTAGTACGGGGTCGAGTTGTAGGCTTGGCCGGTGGCGCCGTTGCGCGTCACGCCGCCAGTCGTTGTAAACACGTTTCCGTCGGGGGAGGGGTCAACACCGTTCGAGAAGCCCTCAAAGAAGCCGTTGGACGACTTCGAGCGATCATCTGAGACGCCCGCAGTTCCGCCATTGGCTGCCGAGGGCTGTCCGTGACGGTAGCCGTCCATTTCGAGCATCGTGTTCATCTGCGAGACAAGGTTCGCCTCAAGTAGTGCTCGCTCGTCGATGGCTTGCGTGTCGCCAGCCCGGTTGATGACATCCAACTCGAAGTCCTCAATCTGCGTATAGACCGCATACGCTTTCTCGTAGAACTTCGCAGCGCTTGCAACCTGGTTGCGAGTCACCGTGATTGTCTGCCCCGGCGTTACCGCCATGCCTTGCAGGCGCGCATAGTTGTAGGCTTCCACCATGCCAGAGCCGCCCAAGAAGTCCTCAACCACGCCGTAGCGCCGGAGGATGTCTTGGAGGGGCGTATCCACGAAAAAGCACTCCGAAATCACATTCTTGCGAATCGACTCGCGGGTGCTTACTTCGACGTTATTGTACTGCGGATCAAATAACGGGTATGGCATGTTAGTTCACCTTTCCTACGCAACTGATCTGATCTGTTCGACATCCTTGTGCAAATTGTCGAGCAATCGCTTGTGGCGCTCGCGCTGCGGGATATTCCCGTCCGACTTGTGGAATTCCTCGCCCTTGATTTTCGGAACGAAACTGTTGCGTGAAGATTCGCCGGCGCGAAGATTGGGATTGCTGCCATTCTGCTCCGCATCCTTCCGGCGCTCCTCATCGAGTTTCGCCTTCACGTCACGGTCAACACGCGCTTGGTAGTCTGCCTTCTCTTTTTCCTGACGCTTTTCCGAGAACTTGTACTTCTCGGCAATATACTCACCGACCGGCTTCCGGGCGCGAGAGGCTTCCTCGGCAACATTTGTCGAGGCATCTGGAATCGGCACGCCGTAGAGCCGGATGTGCTCGTTATTCGCGTCGAGCCACTGGCTCATCACATTGCCAACTTTGCCCAAAATCTTGCCTTCATCCACTGCGTTTCCTCCCATCGCCGGACTGCCAGGTACAACCGGCCTCGCGCCGGGAGTTGCTTCCGCCCCAGGGATTTTCACATCGAAGCCCTGAGTCTTGAGCGATTCGAGATAGGCAAGTGTCGCGTCATACTTGGCTTTCAGTGAGCCCTGCTCATTCAGAGAAGTCTCGTACTTCGTAACGTAGGCGTCGATCTCTTTTCGTTCGAGTTCGGCTTGGCGGCGGGCTTCTTCTGCCTTCTGCGCTTCCTGCGCGGCAGTCGAGAGCTTGGTATCGGCTTCGGAGACATATCCGGTGAGCGCGGCGAAAACTTCCTTGGGGAGGCCAGCCGCAACTTCATCCGCAATTCCCGCGTTTTTTAGGAGTTCTTGGACCGTTGGCATTTCATTGTCCTTGTGGTGGTGCGGCTTGCGGCTCTTGTTGTGGCCGCTGCGCCATTATGGTTTTTTGGAGTGCTTTCTTGAGTGCAGTGCGAGCTTCCATCAATTCGCCTTGCACGATGGGATTTTGCTCTGCCAGGGTTTCCATCGCCTTTGCCGCCGCTGCAAGCTGTTGCTGGAGTGGGTTCGCTTGCTGTTGCGCTGGCGGGACTCCCCCACCTTGAGGGGGAGCCCCGTCCTGCGGCTGTGAATCTGGTTGCGGCGTTGGCTGTGCGGCCATTTAGGTTTTCCCTGACTTCCAGGCGCCCTTGTTGGCACGCTTGTTGTTCAATCGGCCTTTCAAGCGGCCCTTCTGCCAGCCAACCGCTCGGATTTTGATCTTCAGCTTACTGCCTTTGCGCTTGGCCATTGGCGGCTCCTACCGTTTCTTGCCGCGACCCTTGCGCCCGCCGCTCTTGCGAACGTGCTTCTTGCCTTTCTTGCCCATGTGGGCCCCGCCCTTGATGACCAGACCTTTGTGACCTTTCTTTGCCATGTGAATCCTCCTGAGAAATGCGAAGCGCCTCAAGACGCTTTGCGTCGAGGCGCTGTCGGAGGCCCGAGAACGGGGTGATAGCAGGCTCTACAGTTCCACTTCTAACCCTAACGAGAAACGATTGTCAAGGATTATTTCTCGCAGCGAGGATTCGGTCGAGTTCCGCCATCGTGATTGGGATGTGTTCTTTTGTCACCAACCGGCGCAATCCGCCCTCGCAGTAGATCGCGTCATACGTGTAATCCACGCTCCCAGTGAACCTGTTTGCCCGCAGATAGTCATTCAATTCCTGTGGGCTCGCTTTCGCTTCAAGCACCGATTCAACTGTCGCAAATACTTTGACTTTTTTCACGGTTGGCGCTTCCATTTTACCTCACTGGCTCTGGCTTACCACTGTTCGCGGGTTCCCCGTCGTGTTGCCACGCTGTTCGAGCTTGGGCGGTTTCTTGCCACTCGGCGGCCTGCCGCCTCCCTTGCCTTGGCCTTTCTTGTCGTCACCGCCGCCCAACCCCTCTACCTGCGCGATCTGCGCGGCTTTGGCCTTCATCTCCAGAAGCTCGAACTGCTCATGTTTGTACTTCTCAAACTCTGTTGCACCAGGCGTCTCGCCCCAGTTCTCAACTCCAAGTTTCTTCATCGCCGTCGAGAACGATACCGGCATCCCGCGTTGCAGGAAATTGAGCCACTTCATCTGCTCCTGCATCTGCGTAACATTCAACAGAAAACTTGGAACAGAGATCACATCGAGATTCTCAGCAAACCACTTCGCCCGCTCCAGCCGCGATATTTCACTTGTTTTGGTTTTATCTTTTTCCCACGGCAAATGCGATGGCACGATGGAATTTGGATCAAGATCGAAAACTGCCGTCGATATGCCGTCCGGGCCGACATAAGACATAAGTTTGCGCGTGCTGAAATACTGCAAGATCATGTACTTCAACATCTGCGCGATCTTGGCATGCGCTACTTCGAGATTCCCGGCAATCCCCTTCGCAATCGGCCCGATGGTCTCAAGTAATTTATCCGCTGTCTCGCTCGATAGATTAAATTTCAGTTGTGCAAGGCTCCCGAGATCGTTCAGTCCGAGCGTCTTCTGGCGCAACTTGTCCAGAAGTTCGTACATCGTGAAGTCTTCCTTGTTGACGTTCACGCTATCCGGCAGGAGAGATTGCAGCGCCTTTCTCGGATCTCCATCCGTGCCAATCGTGTCCCCGTTGTCATCTAGCCAGTCGAGTTTTTTCAAAGCTTCGCGTGGCACACCAGCATTCAGATCGTAGCCTTTGAGCGGATTCATTTTCGCGCGAAGAACGCGATACATCAGGTCGAGAAACGCACGGCTGCCTTTCTCGACACTCGCTACATCGTCCAGCAAAGAGAAACCAATCGCCATCCACGGCCAGTCGTCAACGTCGTACTGCACTGGCGGCATCTGCCCATGCAGGTCAAACGCTGGCCCGTCGTAAAGCGGCCTGTTCATGCCGGGATTTGTGATGATCTGCCGGAGGTTGGGATATATCCGGCAGTCTTCCACTGTGGCCTTGCGCGATGCGGCAATTCCGTTTTCGGGATTAGTCCACGAGATCAGCGATCCGACCGAAGGTACTTCGTAAGACCAGCTCGTCAAGGGGGAATTCACGCCGTCACGATCGCCCCAGTCGCCCATTGGCAGCATGTTTCCAGTGCGATTGATGCGGAGGTCTCGAACAAACGTATGCCTGATCTCGCAGTAGCGCTGCTCCCAATCCTGCTTTTCGTTCCCGTAACGCCGGTCCCAGTATTCGTGCCGGCGCACCTGATTCGGGGACGTGTACTTGAATCTGGAAATGGGAATCAGTTCGTCTTGATTATTTGGAAAGCGAGCATGGGCCTCAGCCACGCCCATGCACTCAACGATGGTAACGGCGTATGCCCCCTGGATGTCGTTGGACCGGGGAACCTGACTCGGCAATACCTCTCGGGGTCCAAGCGCGTCGAATTGGATGTCGCCAGTCCCCCACCCAAACTCATTCCGAATGTATCGCGGCCACAGGTAGCCGCGCTTGAGAGCAACTGAATACTGGAGTGCTTGGCGGGATTGGCGTGGAAAGTGGGACTTCTGGTAGACGACTTTCACGACCTTGTTGAACATCTCAACGATGCTCTTAAACTCGTCGGCCCCACTGCCGAAAGTCGCAATCTCCCGAATATCGGAGATCGTCTCCACGAACTTGCGAATGTCTGATTTTAGACTGTTGGACTTGAGTTTTTCTGTACCGCGGGCGCTCAAAAGGCTGAGATTGGCTTCGCTTGAATTTACGTCCTGGCTTTCCAGCCAGTTCTCACCTTCTTGGACCTGCTCGATTACCCAATCTTGCCGGCGAGTTGCATCAGCCTCGAAATTTGGGACTTGCCAGTCGAGTAGTTTTTGCTCGGGCATCTCAAGCGGATGTTAACACGACAGATTTTGGAATTGCACGGAAATTGATGTCGCCACAGCATTGACCATAGCGGGCATCGTCTACGCGGAACCCCCACTTGGCCTCGAAATAGGCTCGGTCGATGTCGGCTTGCTCGGTTATTTGCCGCGATACTCCCGGCGTTGCCAGCCGCCAACTCGCAGAACCGAAGTGGTAATACTCAACGTCCAACTGGACTCCGTGAATCCCACACGCGGCCATACGCAGCGCGAGGTCGCAGTCGGAAGCATAGTGGAAATATCCCGTGTCAAAGAAATAACCGTCTTTGGTAACGATGGCGTCATAGGCCCACTTTCGCACAAGCATGACCGCCATCGGAGTAGCCTCGCTGACTGCCGACGCATTTTCTTTCACAGGAACGTCTTGCCGGTCGCTCTGGGAGGCGCAAATAAATCCGCGCGGCCACTCGTTCATCAGGCGGTACGCATTCGGCGGCAGAATGGCATCGTTGGGGACGCCGAGAACTTTGTCGTAGCCCAAGGCAAACAGCATCAGCGACATCTCGTTGCCAATGGCTATGGGAGACCTGTTCTCAGGGTAACTGTGGACGTAGATATTCCCGCTCCGCAGGCTGTCAAGATAGGGCTCAGTGAACGCATCCGTGCTGCCGTTGTTGGCTATCCATAGGGTAATCTCTCCTATGTCTTGGGCAAGCACAGAGGCGATGGCTCGCTGGGTCATCGCAAATTGCGCTGGCGTCGTATTGAAAATTACCATCAAGACGGCATGACGATCTTTCATTAAATTCCCTTTCGCAACCATGCTTCCCATTGGGGCCAGAGATTGTTCCAATCAAGATGCTTCGGTACTGTGTAACGTAGACCGGGTTCCAGTGCTAGAACGGCCTTAGCCCATTCAGACGGCGCATGGACTCCGCGATGACAGCCATACACGCCTTCAATCCTATATATCTCAGCGGGCACTTTCATTTCCCTTGGCAAATGTTCCGCTGCTCCTCCGTCGTCGCAATGGACAACCGGACATCCGCAGGCTAGGGATTCGAACAGAGGGAAACCAAATCCCTCAGCGAGCCCGATCCCGAGAGACACGTCGCACGCCGAGTAGAGTTTCGCCATCGTGTCGTCGCTCAAGTATCCGAGCGAGATCAGGTTCCCGCGATTCAGTCCGAAGTCTGCGAGCAGGTACGGAATCGACCAGTGCCGATCGAGTACGTCTGTGTGAATCCAGATGCGGACCTTGCGCGTCTTTGCCAGTTCCGCGCAGGTCGCAATGCCCAATCCGTAGTCCTTTCGCGCCTGATTCGTGGCAACGATGCCGACCAGTAATTCGTCATCCTGAATTGCCACTTCCTTGCCCACGGCCATCTGTCCGAACATCTGACGCTGGCGTGCGCGAGGACGCGGATAGAACACGGAGGTATCAATGCCGTGGGGAAGTTGATCCAAGTCACGCTTGTCGCTCTGCTCTTGACCAACCGTATTCTCCACGATCTTTCGCGCCCATTCCGAGTAACACAAGATCCGGTCATATCCCTTGAGACATTCTCCAAGCATCAGCGACAGCTTGTTATTCGGCCCGGTCGCGTCGATTGGGAAGTATCCCCATTTGCGAAACGGAAGTTTTTCAAGGAACCGACGCACTCTCTGATCCGAGCAGGTTTCCGGCCGCGCAAACCAGAACATCCGATGGAGATCATAGATGCTTAAAAATATGCCGCGCTCGCCGCCGGCAAAGTCTTCCCAAATTTCTGGCAGATCGTGGACGATCCACTCTTCGTTTCGCGTCCACGAATACTGCGTCCACGGGAACTTACTGGAGCCCGATCCTCCGTATCCGATTGTGGCAACCCTGAAAACGTCTGCGAGGTTCGCGTGGATGCGGCTGGCGAGGTCGCGCGTGATCCGCGCCAAACCAGTTGGTGACGAGACTGCATCGGAGAAGATGAGCAGCGGGATAGGTTTCATTTGGGACTTATATACTTAACTTGTGCAGAAATCTCGCCAGCGTACTTGCGTAGCAGAGGACGAGGACAGTTAAACTCGCTTAGCCAGTCTGAGAGCTGCCAAGCGTGCCCACTGAAATGTTGCGTGTGCTCTTCATCGCTAAAATCTGCGTGCCAAGTTCCGCACAGTTCTTCCTGTCTTATCGTTATCGTAATCATTTAGATACCGGCTCCGCGTGCTCGTAATAGGGCTTCATTCGTCTCCTGGGGAGTTAACTATTTTGGCACCATGATCTTGTTCACAATTTCTTCGCCCGCGTTCTTTTTCTCGTCATAGGCTTCCTGCGCGAAAAAGCTCTCGTCACGGTAACGCCTGCGACGTTTCTCCATGATCTCCATGCAGTGCAGCGCGTCCGACGCCGCCTTGCGATCCGCAACAGGCTTTGTCGAGGACCGCACCACATCTTCCAACTGCGCCCTGAGCCTCTTTCTGACTGCGTTCTCTCTTTCGAGATGGGCGTAGTCTTCGGCTTCGTTTTCCTCTTTGGCCTGGTCTCGAATGCGCTGCGCGTACATGTCGTACTCATGGGCGTGCATGATCGGAACCTTGACATAGCCCTTTGCTGCAAACTGATCGGCAAACCAGTCATCCATCGCAAAGCAGAGAATGCGCTTGGTTGTGTTGTGAATCAGAACGCAGACTCGCTGCTTCTGCTGAATCTTTACGGGCGTGCGCTCGGAAGGCGGGAGCCAGATGTCGCTCATTTCGATTTCTTCCAAAACTCAAATAACTTCCGGGCACTATCGCAGCACGATCCGTCCGAAGTCTTCTGGTTGCAAGCGGCGCATGTCACTTCGAGTGTTTCCCGGTCTACCTTGATACTGCGATCTAGTTGCGCTTGAGTGATTGTGACTGTTTCTGTGTTCATTTTTTCACCTTTACACCGTAATCGTATTCTCGCACCAGTCCATGTTCAGTGGCGGTTGCTTTTCTTGGGCGCTTTCGTATTTCCCCTGATGACGTTCGGCCGCGATGTCTTTTTCGTGGAACGTGTAGTAAGCCTGCGCGATGGTTCTCAGGTTGTCGTCATGCTTTCCGCTTTCGTGATCGAGTTTTGTCTTGCCCGTGTTCGAGGTTTTTCTGACCCAAGTCTTCAACTGCCGCAAGGTCATGGGATGGCTGATTTTGATCCATCCGCCCTGTAGCGCATTCGTGAATCCGTTGAGGAGTAACGGCACGCTCCAGGCATTCGAGAACCATCCCATTTTGTGCGCCTTCTCGCTCGACACTTTCTTGTCGTCAATCGTGTGGAACAGGTGATGCCAGAAAAATCCCATAAGCTTGAGCTGGTTCTGGCAGTCGTCTCCGTACCGCGCTCTCTGCTCGATGATGAACTTGCAGCCGCGAGGGTCTTTCGTATGCGCTCTCTGGTCATACCACTGGCCGTAGTAAGACGCGAGGCACGCCGCAATCGACACCATCTGCGGCGGATTGACCTGATTCGAGACAAACGTCGCCGCCTCTTCGTCGCGCTGCATCCCCGTGTGATTCTCAAGAACTGTACACACCGAGCGGTCTTCGTCAGGGTAGCCGAGACCGTCTGCCGTGTCGATCCCGATGGAATAATCACTGCCTTCTTCCGGGTGCTTAAAGATCAGAACTTTATTGAAGCAGAGCGTGTCGTCGGTGTCCTTGAATTCCCGTAGCGGGACCAGCTCCCAAAAGACCATGTTCCCCTGCTTCGACTTCCAAGAGACTGGGATGCGCGGCTTCTCGTAGTCGATTTCTGACGGGTCCGGTTCGTAAGGTTCATCGTTCTGGCCGATCAGGACGGACTTGCCGGTAATGGCATAGGCTTCGTACTGCTTCTCGCTCCGGTTGCCCACATCGGCAATCACGTCTTCCGAAAACACGAGATCGTCTTTCGACTGGAGCGCTTCATCGTCGGTCACCGGGTACTGCGAAAGAAACACTTTCACGGTATGGCTCTGGACAGCCTCGCGGTACTTGGTTTCCCAAAACCATGCCTGCTCGGGGGGCATCGACCAATTCGAGCCCATGATTCGCGCCAGGTAGTCGGTTGACTGAATGTAGAGTTCCGCCTTGCGCTGCATCCTCTTCGTCTCTTCTAGGGGCCTCCACGCCTCGGGAACGGGGTGCTGGCGCAACCAATCAGGTTGGGGATACAGATCACTCGCGCACGGCCAAGTGATAAACATGCAAAGGAAGCGTCCACCATCCTTGCCGTAATTAGCCTTATAGTAGCGCCATTTCTCTGCTTGCCAACTAGTTGAGTCTCCCCCTGTCCCTTCAAGAACAAAAAATAATTTGCGCGACTGGTGCGCTGCGGGGAACAACCCTTCTTCAAGGACTTTTTTAGGGCGAGGAATGTCGGCTATTTCGGACACGTGAATTGCTGTGGGCGTCCACCCTTGCGCAATTCCCATTGCCTGCGAGCCCGACTGAATCGAGAGAATCGAGCCGTTTGTCCACTTCGGAGTAGCCGCTTTCGTACTGGACTTCGATGGTCCCAGCCAGAACGGTTGCCGATCGCAACAAACGTCCAGCATCCGGCCAATCAGTTCCGAACTGGCCGTTCTGACCGACGCCATAACTGCCTGAGTGTTAGGTATGAACAAAAGTCGGTGTAGAAACTTCATCGCGGTTGCGGTCGTGATACCCACTTGGCGAGCTTTGATGCTGAAGATCTCTATAGCAAACTGATTCTCGTCAAAAGGCTCCAAAATTTTGTGGAAAATCTGCTGCGACTTGCGCGGTTTGTAGCGAAAGATTTCGTTCTTGTCGTCGCAAATCCAAGCGTAGCGGCTCTCCCAATATGCTGAGTCTGCGAAACAGAGGAACTGCTCGTTGATAATGAATTTCTGGATTTGTTTTTGCCGAGCCTGCGTGAGCCGCAAGCCGTCTTTGATATAGTACGACTTGCCGGCCTGATTTTCTTCGATGTCAACCAAGGATTCGAGGTAGGCTTTCCACTCGTCCACTTCTCCGAGAGTGTGATATTCCGGTCGCCAGCCGTTTTGGGCCTCAAAGGTGTCGAGCGTCTTGGCAATGACGACTGGCGAGTACAATTTATTTATCTCCCTCCAACATTCTTGACCTGTCGTGCTGCCACTTCTCTTCCCGATGAGTAATCATGGGAAAAAGAGCTTCCATCTCGGGCGAGGTCGCTTCGCCTTCGTCCGGGGGCTCCGATTCTTTGCCGGGGAAATTGAAGTTGATGCTTGAACCCTTCGGCGTCGGCAGGAAACGCACAGCTTCATGCAGCATCTTGCGATCCTGAATGCCTTTCGACTTCTTGGCAAACTTCACACTGGCCGCGACTATGCCGGGATGTTCTCCCATGACCAGTGCCGCGCTTTTCTGCGCCTGAAACGACTGAAACGCCAGCATCATTGCGCCGAACAACTCTGCGAAGTTTGCTTGGCACTTGAGTGCGATGGCTTCGAACGAAAGCAGCCTGCGGTCACAGGACGGGGTCGCGTCGTAAGTCTGCAAGAATCCAATCGCGGCAGGCGCTGCCGAGAAACGAAGTGCGTCAATCACGGACTGGCGGTTGGGAAATACGGACGAAATATTCGGCGCCGTCTCAACTTGGCTTGGCTTGATTCCCGTCCCCTTCAGGAACCTTAGAAGCGCGGCCTCTCCCCTTGGGAGCCGCTTTAGGGCCAGCTTCTTCGAGCCGCTTTTGGAACCGGGAAGGTTCAGCCTCTTTCGGAGTTTCGTCGAGCCAGCCATCGGGAGGCTTGTCGCCATACTGCTCGGCTCGCTCTGTGGCGTCAGATCGGATGAGTTCGACATCGCGTTTGGGCCTCGGTTCTGGAAATTCTTTCTCGAAACGCTTCTCGGCAATTGTAGCCCATCTCTCAAGGGCAGACGCTATGCGCTCCATTGCTCGGGTGTCACGCACGAATTCGTCTTCGAGGCTCATTTTCGGGGCGCATACCGTAAGTGCTTGACAACCTTCTTCCCGTCTTGAACGGTAGCCACAGGGACGGGCTGCTCGGTCTCTACGCGAAGTTGGTTGGGTGGAACAGGTTCAACCGTCAGCGAGCCCTCTACGGTCTCTGGCTCGCTCTCTGCGGGTAATCCTGAGTCGAGATTGACCGTCAAGACTTCGTTGTTCCGGATTTCGCGGCCATAGTCAAACAGTGTCATCTTGACCGAGATTTCGATCCGGGCTGCGGTGTAAGCGTTTCCGGCGCTCAAGTGGCAGTTTTTCTGCATACACTCGCGCAGGCTGTAAAGCGCGGCCTCTTGGACTTCTTCTCCAGTCAATGGGAGCGGGATGGATTTTTCAGAGTCCACTTTTATGCCTTTCCACCAGCGCGTCGAATTCCGCCAGGTGCCGAAGCGACGGATCGTGCACGCCCTTTTCTATGTTTATGACCGATCGGCGACTGATCCCAAGACACAAAGCCAGCAAGCGTTGCGTCATCTTCGTAGCTCGCCGGAAACGACGGAACCGGGCAGCGGCGGATATCGTTCTGGTTTTCATCTTCGAGCATAGGGTCTGATTTCAGACTTATTTCGCCGGGGGCACTGCAACCCCGAGGAAAATTGCTAAAACAAAAGGGACTTATATACTTGAGTCCCTACTTGCCTTCAGGTCGCTTATCCAAACCCTTTTCCGCAAGAATTGCAGCCAGATCGTCAACGTGCAGGCAATCGCAAAGGCACGCGCCCGCGTTTGTTGGCTGGACCGGGGCAATCGCCCCGTTGCAGTAGTCATTTCCCGGCACTGCGCTGTGCAGTACGCCGAAAGCCTCAATCGTGCCCCCGCCGTATCCGAGACTCACAATCTTGTCGCCGTTCTTTGCTTCACGCCCGTTGCGATAATGCATCTTTTCCTCTTTTCTCTCCCATTCGGGAGTTAAGTACGTAATTCCCAATGGTTAGAGTCCTGCCGCGATGAGTGATGCTTCTGCCTGATGCACGCGGTAGGACGCCACAAACGATGGAACTCCTTCATGCTCGGCCACCAGCGCCACGCTCTTGCTCTCATCCAAGTAGGGAAGAACCTGAGAAGTAGTTACCGAGCCGGTCGTGACGGTCAGCGTGTTTCCCTTGATCGTCTGGAGCAGAGCCAGTACCGCCGTCGCTCCGGTAAGCACCACCTGAATCTGAGCGATGATTCGTTTCTGGCTGTCCGAGTTGGTAATCTTCAAGGCCGTCAGAACTGCCGAGTTGAGGCTTTGCTGGAACGTCACCGCTTGGGCCTGTAGCTGCGCCAGGACGCCCGCTGTAGGGTTGGCGAGGTAAGCCTGAGCCTGGTTCTTCAAAAGGTTCTGAGAGGTCACCAAGGCCGTCACGACGGGATCGATAATCACGGAGTCCTGCGGGGATAACGAACCGGCAACAGAGCCGAGCGTGGTAAGCGCCGAGTCGATAAAGGGCGTCCATCCGACGATCTGCTGTGCAACGCTTTGGCCGGAGCAGCCGACAGTTGGCACGATGCCAAGCATGAGAACTGCGATCAGCGCCCATGCGCCGAGCTTCGATTGGAGATTGAACTTCATAATTCCTCTTTTCGGTTGTGCTGTGGTGGGTTATCGTTTGCACCATTCAGGAGCGCGGTGTAACGGGTGGCCTATGTGCCACCAAAACGACGGATGGCACTGTTTGTAAAACACGATTGCAAAGTCTCGATTTTCTTCCTCCTGTAAACCCTGATCCCCAGCCCGCAACGCCACCGTGTTGGCATGTATCGCTGCTCTGTCGCACTGGTGCAGTTGATTGTCCACGTCGCGCCACATGGATCCGAGTTCGTCATTGTTGTAGGCGGACGGCAGCAATGTGTTCCACTTTAGACTCAACGCATCGTAATCCTGTTGTATGCAAGGCGCTTGCGCGCGTGCCAGAACGCCCAGCAGAGCGCCAAGAGCCAACAGCGCAAGGATGGAGAGGATCGTCTTCAGCGTCATCTGCATCACTGCTTGTTGATGGCCGCGAGCTCTGCGGCGTGCGCTTCGGTGGTGGCCGTCTGCGTTTGCACCACGGTTGAATGCGTGTCGTAGTCTTTGGCATAAAGCCCAAGCGCGACGGGCACAAGACACGCGACATATCCCTGCCACGTATGCTCTCCGCTGTAGTTTGCAGCAGCCATCAGCAATGCGCCGACTGCTCCGATGAGTGTTGTTTTCCAATTCTCCATGATGCTTGCTCCTTTGCTTTGCGGCAGCTTGCATCGCTGCTCACCGCCGCTCAGCATACCGGAATTAAAGGCTCCCGGCTGGCCTATGCGCTATCCGTAGACAGCCGCAGTCTCACTTCTTCCGTGCTTGCAAACGTCCTGCGTCCCGATAAGTTTTCACCACATCTTGCAAGTGACGCGCAACCAAGCTCTTCAGCGACAGATGCAACTGATGCGCTAACAGCTTCAGCTCATCGTGCAATTCACCGGGAATGTAGACTTGCTTGGGTTTCACAAATACACTTTTACACTTTTCGCTCTCTGCTGTCAAGCGGTTCCTCTTCGGTTTCCTCGACAGGCGCGACGGGTTCTTCGCACGGTATTTTCGGATTCGGGTCTGGGTTTCCTGGAATCTTGGGCGGATCATCTGAACGCATGGTAGTTTTCCTTTACTGTGGGATGTAGTCGGTCACTTCTGAGATCGGCGCGGACTTCTCTTTCAGGGCCATCGCGCCTGACATTTTAGGGATCTTATCAATTTCGCTCTTGTGGGTTTGATGCCATTCCTGAGTTATTTGGTAGACATCAACAACGAACGACCAAACTTTTGCAGAAGGCCACGCAAGCAAAGTCATAATGATGCCCACAGCAGCGAGTTTGTTTGACGTAGACCATCGCCTAGACCGCTCTGCGTTCAGCTTGGCGAACTCTTCAATCACGATAGTCTTTACGCCTTTGACTCCATCGTGGTTAAAAATTTCGTCTTTCATATCATAAACAAGGGGTTCAATTTCGGCCATTTGTTTATCAACTCCGCTTCGCCAGTCTTCGAGTTTTTCTACTCTGCTCTCGATGTCAGCCATTATTCTTCCTCGTACTCATGATCTACTGCCCCGGCAACTCTTTCAAGCCTGTCACCTGCTCTGTGACTCCTATGTACAGGACAGCCGGTTAATACAATCCGTTGTAAATCACTCCCACGTTTACGACCATGTTTCCCCCGCTGACCGTTGAAAGGTTGGCTCCTGTCGCGGTGAATGTCACGTTCACCGCACCGCCCGGACCAACGTAGGTAGGCGAAGCTGTTGTGTCGCCTCCTGACATCAGGCTGAATGCGCTCTGATATGAGGTCGTTGAACCTCCACTATTGCCTACTGACATTGTTAGAGTTGTCGGTCCAGTAAATGCGCTTGTAATGTTCTCGCTGAGCGAACACACGTTCTCACCTTTGGCGAGTTGTATGCCCAGTGGAATCGTCTGAGTGAGGCCCGGGGAAGCTGTGTTCGCCGCCACCAATACCTGATAGGGAATCTGCTTTTGCACTATCGTGCACGTATTCAAGCGCCCCTGCACTAACTTTATCGCCGCGCTTTCTCCTGATGCCATCTCAGCGTTCATTGCAGCGGTAAAGTGAACGCAGTCAGAATCGAACCACGTTGCATTGCATGATGACGCTGCTGAGGGATTGTATGTGTTCGGCGTAACTTGTGTCGCTGCAATCGGATCATTGGCATTGTCGTCTACCGCATCGCCGTTGAATGTCCCTGCCACCCATCCGGAAATAGCATCCGAGTTGAGTGTCTCGCGGTAGCCCTCCATCGTCGCCGTGAAAGAGCCTCTGGCGACGGATGTAGCATACAAAATTTTCACTCCATTACACGCTGTGTGCAGGTTAGAGGCATAGCTCTGCAACGATGCGTAGGTCGTTGCGCCCGTCGCGCCGCCTTGAATGTCATTCGTACCAGCGTCAAGAAGGACTGTCTTTGCCACACTTATATTTTGTGTGCAAAGAGGCGTGATCTCGTTGGGCATATTCGTAACCATAGTTGAAAGTCTCTGGTTATACATTCCCATATCGTTGTACTGGTCGCGGTCCGGCTCTAAACGCGAAATCTGCCACTCACGCGAAGTCGTGAGCTGCCAATTACCTCCGCTCGGAGGCGATCCAGCCGCATTCGCCGTGCGTGAATCTCCTTGATAAGCTAGCCAGTAAGGTGGGCGCGATTCAATTCCAAAGGTTGTCGCTCCATGTTGTGGCAGAGCAGTCTTCGACATAAAGGCTTCGTTCTGTAAGACAATCGCTGGAGTGACTGGGACAGTCGTCGGATAGACCACAATACCGAACAGCTTCCACTGCGGCGTTGAGTTTCCAACTCCAGAGAAATAAGAAGTGCCGCCTATCTCTACGCTTCCTGTGCTTGCCCAGGTCGGACAAGAGGGTAGTGTCGATGTAACCGCAGGGTACAGATAACTCGTTGGCGAGTGTCCATTCACATATGCGGTTGCCGGAGAAGCTCCATTGCACACAACGGTGAATGAGG